TCGTCCTCAAATGATTCTCCATATTTCTTTTTTGCGTATACAGCATATTGAAATAAGAAGTTGTCTCTACTACCTTTTTGCACCTTACCATTCTCAGTAAGGTAAGCATCAATACAATAAGGAGCATCTTTAAATTCTGAATCTTCTTTTTTTAGAGATAGTTTTTTTAGTTCTTCTAAGGTTAAAGATTTCTTTTCTACCTCTGAGATAAACTCATCAAGGCTTAAAATATTTCCTTTATCACTAAAGGCATATCTCTCTGTGTGTTCAAGACCACTATGATAAGGCATATTAAGAAAGCTACCTACTTCCCAATCGCTTTCATTACCTTCTCTTAATAATTTTTCTTGTTTTGGAAAAACTTCACAATGCCCTAGTCCCATGAAAGAGGCTAGTTCTTTTAGTTTGTGGTGAACAATACCAGCTGAAACATATTCAACAGTGAAAAGGAATATGTGTGCACCACCACTTTTTGATTTCGTGACTACGAAAGGGAGATTTTTATTTGCAATTTTCTGTGCAATAGAAACGTGATCTAAAGGATACTCGTCTACATCAATACATCCCCAACGACATTTGTCTTCGTCGTTAATTGGAAAGATACCAAGGCTAGGCCACTCACCTTTAAGATGACCTTCCCAAAGAGAATCTTCCACAGGATTTTTCCTAATGAAAGTTTGCCCTTCAGTTTTATTATCTTCACGGAGACTTTCTTTAGGTTGGAACGTACCATAAGCACGCCCCAACCCTGAGAAGATCTCTTTAAATTTTGAGACCCTTTGTTCCATCTAAAAAGGAATGTCGCCTTTTTGTCCTTCGGAACTTCCCTCTTCATCATATTTGGCTACTACTTTGCCTTTTCTTACAGACTCATTAAAAGAAGAGGCAGTGTCAAAGGTTGCCTCATCATTAAGAAATTCTTCTTTAACGATTTCCCAACCATGCCAATTACCTTTATCGTTTTTTTCTAATCTACTCTTAAGAGTATAGATACGATACCAAGAAGGAGCTAAGAATAGTTTTTTAGTTTTGGGGTCTTGAATAAATTCATTCTTCAAACTATAAGCCCAATTTCTTGCGTGCTTTAATGCAGTCTTTGACATAGATAAAATAGCAGGTTGTGGAGTTGTGCCCCCAAGAACAAGAACATAGAAGTTTGCTGTTTCTTCTATGTAGTTTCCATTAGGTAAACGGAACTTTCCGTCATCACCACGGACAGCATCCATAGGTCTATTTTGTGGAGTGAATACATTCACAGGAGCACTTGATCCTGTTCCTCTTTCCTGCCACTCTGGCCATTCTTTAGTATAGCCACAAACCACTACTTTAATGCCGTCTGCTCCATAAAAAGAATTACTCGCACTATTAAAAATACGACCTGCTTTTGCGCCCTCTACATATTTATCGTGTCCTTCTGTCACTTCATCAGAATTAGACTGTAGAAGCTTAAGTCTTGGTGTAGGTAAATCATCTGTAGTCACAGTTTCTAAACCTAAACCTGATAGTTTTACCAACTCTTCCATTTTGGAAGCAGGTAAAGTTTCTGCCTTTGTGGCGACAGCACCATTAGCTTTGTTATTTGTCATTTTTTATTTGTCCTTTATTATTTCTTTCGTTCGATCTTCACTTTTTTAAAAGTGTAAACCCCAAACTTTTCTTGATCAACAGATGTCATCGAACCTTTAGATATCTGTTCCTCTACTAGCTTGGAGAGTGTATTCCACGCAACACCTTTTTTATTACTAGGATATAAACCACGATCTTGTAGCTCGCCCATAAGATTAGTTGCATCGGAATCTTGTCCACGGCCAAAGGTCAACTTGACTTCGTTCTTAATAACATCATCAAGACCCATTTCTTTAAGTCTAGAAAAACAATAGTCTTCGTTTTCCATTGTGATGTTTGCACGTAGTTGATCTCTGATCGAAACTTTTGAGCCATCAGTGAGTGTTAAAGATTTAACACCTGCGCTCTCAATCATAGAAGGGATAATTTCATTTTCTAATTGAAACTCTCTGTCTTCTAATTTTTTTATCTCAGCTGCTTTGTCTGCTTTCGCTTGTCGAACATTATCAAGTTCATTACAAGCTTCGCCAAGATCTTTTACATCTGAACTATCTAAAGAATTAATCTTTGATTGTTCGTAAGCTTTGTCTAATAGACCCATATTTTTTACCTCTTTATAATTCTATAGTTATAGGAATATATATAGCAGTTTCCCTGTCCCATTTCAAGACCTTATATTTATTATTTGTTTTTTTTGTAGCTACTGAACAAATAATCCCTATTAATACAGGGTCTCCCATCAATAATAAAAAGTCTTCTGATGTAAAATCTTTTAACTTTTGTTCACATAAAAATATAAATCTAGACGAATTAACTTGAATTTGTCTAGGATTCTCAAACATTACAATAGGTTTACCAAATCTTTCACAATCTGAAATATCTCTAAACGCTCCGTTTGCTAGTTTCGTATTTGTAGTCACGTATACTTTATTCATTTTCTATCATTTCTCTTATTGTTAATCCTATTAAAAAAGGTATCTGCGGTACGACTGCATTACCTAGTCCTTTAAGTCTGTCCACCCTTTGGGGTATCCCATGACCCACTCTACCCACGTCGGGTTCAACGTCCCACCATCCAAGGGTTTCCTGACCTCGGGATGATTGCCCAACATCTTCTGCATCTTCGCTCCCGGTTTCCCACAAGCGTCTTCGTTTGCTGTTGGTGTCGGCCACATCTGAACTGCTGCTTTGAGATTGTGTTGCACTGCTTTCTGTATTCCTTTTCTCTTTATCAAAGTGTCCAGGTTCTCGTCCCCCTTTACCCGGGGAGTCGGCCACATCCAAGGCTTCAGTCTTGGTGGTCGAAGAGTCACTCCATTCATCATCGCTTTCGCTTCTTCCTCTGTCAAAACTCCAGCCTCTACCTTTTTTCTCATAATCATAGTTTGACCTTCCGAAGCGTGCCCGTATCCCTTTGTCGTTGGAGTAGGCCAAGGTCCAGACTCGTTCTCTTTTGTGGTTGGCACCGATGCTAGCAGCTGAAATACTAAACGTCCTTGCGGTGTAGCCTTCACTCTCCAAGTTCTCGAGCACTGTGTCCAAACCGAGTTTAATGTGTCCACTAACATTTTCTCCAATGACGAAAGAAGGCCTGAGTTCTTGGATAAGTCTAAACATTTCTGGCCAGACGTGTCTCGGATCTTGCTCACCTTTTTGGCTACCTGCGACGGAGAAAGGTTGGCAAGGATATCCTCCTGTGATGATGTCGATGTGATTAATTCCATCTGCTTTGAGTCGTTCATGTGTTAGCTCCTTTACGTCACCATAGATTGGAACTTGTGGCCAATGTTTTTTTAAGACCTGTTGACAAAACTTTTCATAGTCACAGAAAGCTACTGTTTCAACGAGGCCTGCAGATTCTAATCCTAAACTAAATCCACCTATACCACTAAATAAATCTAAGTGTTTTAACATTCTATAATTATATCTATTATCTATAGATTATTTCCTATAATATTTCAATGATGAAATATTTTATGTTAATTTGGATGTGTATAAATGATCAAACAATTTCGTTAGATCGGACCTGTGTTGAAGAACAATTCAAGTATACCTTTGATTCTCTAATAGAATGTAGAGAAGCTGCTAAGGATCTTTACTCTTCTATAGCTACGCCTGATTTACATATGACTTCTTTTTGTGTTTCAAAAGACTTGACAACTTTATAGGTTATACTATATAAAGAACTTAGAAAGTTTAAAACACATGTATCCGAATTTTAAGACGACACCGTTTACGCATCAATTACAGGCATTAGGTTGTAGTTGGGACAAAACAAATTTTGCATACTTCATGGAAATGGGGACAGGCAAATCAAAAGTATTGATTGATAATATTGCTATGCTCTATGATCAAGGAAAAATTAATTCAGCTGTAGTGATAGCTCCGAAAGGTGTGTATCGCAATTGGGAAAGATTAGAAATACCTGCACATTTACCTGAGCACATCAAGACAAGAATTACAACTTGGGTTGCTCCGAGTTCTAGAACGAAAGAAGATAAAAAAAATATTGAAAAGTTATCTGAAAGTTTTGACGGCTTAGATATTTTCTTGATGAACGTCGAAGCGTTATCGAGTAAGCCTGCAGCAGATTTTTTATCTAGATACTTAAATGCAACAAACAGTTTACTTGCTGTGGATGAAAGCACCACAATCAAAACGCAAAGTGCAGGACGCACAAAAAATATTATTAAAGCATCTAGGTTTGCTAAGTATAGAAGAATATTGACCGGGTCTCCCGTCACTAAAAATCCTATGGATTTATATTCTCAATGTTCTTTTCTTGATGAAGACTTGCTAGGGTTTAGTTCTTACTACGCCTACAAAGCGAGATACGCTATTGAAGTGAAGCGACATACTTCTACTCATGCCTTCCCACACATTGTAGGATTTAGAAACTTAGATGAACTATCTCGCAAGCTCGCATTCTTTTCTTTTCGAGTATTGAAAGAGGATTGTCTAGACTTACCTTCAAAGATTTATTCTCCCCGGTACATTGAACTCAGTAAAGAACAGGAGAAAGCGTATAATGATCTAGCGACATTTGCTATTGCGCAGCTCGAAGGACAGACCCTAACAGTTAATAATACCATGACCATGTTGCTTCGACTTCATCAGATTACTTGCGGTTATCTGCCCACGGACGACGGCCAACCGAACGTTCCTTTGAAGAACAATCGTATGGACGAACTGCTCAATGTTCTCGAAGAAACAGAGGGTAAAGTTATTATCTGGGCAAATTACAGGCAAAGCATATTTGATATCAGAGATACATTGTCAAAGAAGTATGGTGAAGAAACTGTGGTCACTTACTTTGGGGATACTAAAGATCAAGACAGGCAAGATATTGTAAAGAATTTTCAGGATGACAAAAGTCCTGTACGATTTTTCATAGCCAATCAACAAACAGGTGGCTATGGATTAACACTGACAGCTGCTAGCACTGTTGTTTATTTCTCAAACAATTATGATTTAGAGAAAAGAATACAATCAGAAGATAGAGCACACAGAATAGGTCAAAAGAATAATGTGACCTATATAGATATAATTTGTGAGAAGACAGTCGATGAAAATATCGTAAATAGTTTGCGTAATAAGATTGACTTAGCCTCACAATCATTAGGAGAAACGTTAAAAGAATGGCTGATAGAAAGCAAGAAAAAGAAGTAAAATATTACTTTGCGTATGGTTCAAACATGAATCACGAGCACATGAAGTTTAGATGTCCGAAAGCAAAGTTTATAGAAACATACACATTACCTGGGTATGAATTAGTATTTAGAAGTGTTGCAGATGTGCAACAATCTAAAGATAGTTATGTGACCGGGGCATTATTTGAAATCACAGATGATTGTGAAAAGTCGTTGGATGTCTACGAAGGATATCCTCATCTTTACACGAAAAAGTATGTCAACAAATGGCATGACGATATGAATAAGTTTTTGCCACAAAGAATAATGTTTTACAGTATGGTGGATAAGCATGGAATTTATCCTCCTTCTCAAGGGTATTTTCTAACTATTAAACAAGGGTATAAAGATTGTAATCTACCCACAGAGCCTTTAATGATAGCTGCAAAAAATTCTATTGTAGAAGAATTTGAGCTACCAAATAGCTTGACAATTTAGTAGGAGATATTATATATTATTACATATATAAATAGAAAGGCAAACGATGAGTAAAACAGGAGCATTTTTTTTAGAAAAACAAATTGAACTTACAGATCTTTACGCAAAAATTGAGGAAGCTGTTATGGCTATAGAAGCAGCGGCAGAGATGCCCGGCTTTTATCAACTAAAGAAAGAACACAAAGAAAGAGATTTTTATTTGTTGAAGACAGAGGCCGAAGATTTTTTAAGTATTGTTGATGATTATGTCAGAGGGGATAAATGATGACAGATACTACTAAATACAAATCTATTATTGTGAGGGTAGAAACTCACGCAAAATTGAAAGAATTAGCTGGAGCCGATAGAAAGATTTCAGGTATTGTTTCACAGTTAGTTGAGAAAGAATGGAAGAAAGAAAACAGAAAAGCAGTATAGCTGCTCCTCAGTAATGAGGAGGAGAGGTCATAGTCTCCGCACAAGACTTATTTTCATAGTTGATCTCTCCTCTTGATTACTGATAGCGAGAATCAGTAATATCTCTAAAGTCTACCTCCCAAGCAGATGGATGAGATCTATCTTGCTCTCGCAAGAACGACCGAGGGGTATAAATCTCCTATCCTTTTCATGCCCCTCGGTTTAAAAATTTACTTGACTTTCTTGTATCATTTTATCCACAAAAACTATATAAATATCCATAAGAGCGGGAGTGTTTACCCTGTTTCGATCTCCCGCTTTTACAAATAGGACAACAATATGTTGAACGATATAAAAACAAAAATCGTCCTCGCTGTCCAAAGACAACGAATGTACGATCCGGTATTGAAAGATACAGTTGATAAAGTCTTAGTGACTTTCAACGACGGGAATATAAGTGGGTATTTAGCAGATGATTGGGATAATATGCTCAGTCAAGTAGACTCAATGCTAGAAAAAGCTTTTCTAATTGAGCCGAATATTAACCGCCCACAGCTAGATTAGATTCTTGTTTTCTTTCTTTTTTTGCAGGCTCATCCTCGCCACAGAGACACTTGTCCTTGCCTCTTTCGATTGATAATTGATTTTGTAATGAAGCTATATAGAAATTTCTAAGTTCACTAGGAGTCAAAGATTGATGATTTAGTTCAAATTTTTTCATGAGAACTTTTATTATATCAAAGTTTACAAGTCAATATCTACAGTAAAATTTAAATAAATTTCTTGACTTTTTAGATTCCACACATTCCTTCACATTCGTCGAGCAGAGAGTATTGTCCCTTTTCCTCGGCACTGCGAAGGTCTACATCTTTTAAAGGTTTTGCTGATTTGTGTAAAAAAAGATCATCATTAAATTTCTTTGATCCATCTTTATTTTTTTTAAACTTCTCTTGATCTCTAATCATTTCGTCCATTTCTAGAACCTCTGCCCATTCTTTTGGGTTTTCTTGTATGGCTTTCCATTCTACATTTGATCTAAACGGACAGAAAGTACAAGCACTTCGAGGAGGTCTTGGGTATCCATTTTTCTCCATCCAATTAATACAGTTGTGTCTTCTCATCTGTGTTTCAATTAAAGGATAAATGTTTGTAATGTAAGGAAGCCGATTAATTTTTTGTCTTTGAATCTCGTCCCAGGATATTCCCATAATTTGTTCAACATGCATTCCCGGCTTAACCTTTTGTCCTTTTTTTAGACCGAGCAGCTCTCTAATTTTTCTTATCACAGGCATAATTTTATAGTCATGAGTGCACTGTCTCATTAATATTCCCTTTTTACCTGTTTCTCTATTGCGAGTGTGAAACGGTGCGGTAAACCCTTTGTACTCTCCTTTAGCTGCAGCATACAAATCTTCTTTTAAATTTCTCCACTGAACTATATGAACAGGATAAGAAACTTGAGAGGTAATGTACTCTAACCATTCATAAACTTTTTGTGGCTCCGCTCCAGTATCTGCGAATATAGCGCAATCAACCATAGGAATCTCTCCCTTCTCAATCATTAATGCTAGAGCACTGGATTGAACTCCTGCCCCTAGCGAAAGAACTCTTAAATTTTGTTTCATATTATTATTTTTATCTCAACGACCCACTGCCCGGGGATCACGGTCACCCGCCCGACGTCGTTATCCATTTTATCTGATCCAATATCTGCTGCCAAGATAATGTATTCTTTCGTTTCTTTAAGAAGGTAGCCAACAGAAGTGACTTCGGGGGGCGTAATCTTGAGTGCGTCTTCAAGAGTTTGCCACCCCGATTCCATTTCATAGGCATCTAGCCATTTAACTTCATAGAGTTGTGACCTGGGATTAACTTTAATTGTCCCTCCAATTGATTTGCTTGCGAGTGTTTTATCTTTGCAAACCAACCTTCTTCTCCCATAATAATCGACACATCTTTAATTCCATGTTTTTCAAAAGCTTTAAAAGCGCCCTGTCGCACAGAGTCTAATCGTATATCATCACCGACCATAATGCCACCTTCGATTATTTTAGGCCACCAATTTGTGACGTCATCTTCCACTACTTCCACAGTGTGGGCTCCATCTACAATGACGGCAGCTACTGATTTATCCTCAAAAGAATCAAGGATATTTTGATTATCTGACTTATTCACGTTTACTTGAACCATTCCCGATTGTATATGATCGTCTAAATTCCTCATGAAATCGTCATACATGGTATTACAATTTACTTCTGCGTGCTCCATTCCAGAGCCCTCAAAAGTATCAATGACATGAACTTTGACATTGTTTTTTCCGACAGATTTTAGTGAGTCACACAAAAATCTTGTAGATCTACCGGCAAAACAACCAATCTCAACTACATCTTGCCCATCATCTACATACTTTACTATGTTCATATATGCGTCGTGCATATTAAACCACCCTGGTATTTCTAAATATTTATACATTTTTTTTATCCTTTGACTGATACAGTGGTATCTTCGTCCAACCGAATCGTTGTTTTAAAATTTTTATAATATGATCGTATGTATATTTCATGCTTCCACCTTTTCACATTTTACACTGAAATGATGAACTTCTAGTAAATCTGAAAATTCATGCTCCAGCTGTTCTACTTTTTGTTCGCACATCTGTTGGTTCTTTATCTCTTCTTCAATAAAGATACATTCTATGGCTCCGTCGTTTGGTAGGCAAAGATTAAAAAGTATTATTATCTTTTCCATTATTCTTGCTCCTTTATATATTCGTCAATTCCCTCTTTATGTATCCAGTAATAGTTTTCTAATATGTCGTCATCCATATATGCAAGCAGCTCGTCAGCTTGTCCCCACTCTGTTTTCTCTCCACACAAATAACACCAAGCTTCAGCACCCGGCACCCAGTAAATTGAACCTCTGTCCTTACCAAAGTATAAGTTATCTGTTTGAACTTCTCTTAGTTCATTTTCGCAATAATCACGAATACCATCATAATTAATCATCGTCTTTCTCCATTTCTTTTTTTACTACTGTTCTTTCTATAAATTTAAGACCCGGCAATACTGTTCCTTCATGCTCCACTCCCATTCTCTCTACTACATCCACCAATGCGTGAATTGTTAAAGGGTAGGGTAGTCTTGCTACAAAAGAATCTTCTTTTATGACAGGACGTTTCTTTTTTTTCTTAAATTCTATTATCTTTTCTTCCATTCTAGTCTCCCATACTAGGCCCGTGAGGTATTCTATCCCACCATTTATCTTCTTCGAAGAGTTCTTTGAAGGTAAGATCTTTATTACCATCTTCGGATATGACTACTATGGCCTCGTTTTTGTTCTTTTGAATAAGAGCACGAATGTCGGGCAGTATATCTTTTTTGTCCCCTATAAATGTATGAGATTTTGAAGAATTATCTGCTCGTTTCGTAATCCTGACTGTTATATCCATAAGTATTTACTTATCGTCCCCGGTTGCTCTACTAAAGTATGAGTTTTTAATGTCCATTCTTTTGAGAGAGTAAGTTAAATTATCATCTTCCTTTTCAGGAACTTTGATAGTTCTTCTATCTATCTCTTTTATTAGGTTTTCTTTTAGTTGTTTCAATTTCTCAATTGATAGTTCATTTAATTGCATAACATTCTGCCTTTCTATGGGTTTTAATATAGGTATTTTTATATAAATGTCAATGCCCGTGGTAGGAGAGCGATGTTAAAAGAAAGGAGGAAAGAACAGATTCGTCGAAAGGAGGCCGAATCAATGCTCACGAACCACGGACAAAGAATAGAATACCCCTTAGAAGAAGAATTTCTACAAAATAAAAAAAATATTTTAAAATATTTCAAATCTCACTCTTTCATTCTTCGACAAGCTATTAATCAAGTATATCAATAATAGTAAGCAAATAATTCATTCTTCAACTCATTCTTCTGAAGAACAACATACTCTTCTGAGGGGGCTCGCTGATCTATTTTGTATATTTTTTTTATTTGATTTGATAAAATTTCTTCTTTATAGAGGATAATATGAAATTTAGAAGTCCAGGTGACCCCATAATTTTAACAAAAGAACTTGCAGAAATGAGAGATGAACTGACTCCAAAGCAAATATCTTTTGCCGAGCATTTAGTTGCTCAAGAGAATAGAAAGACTGCAACAGAATGTGCAATACTGGCAGGATATGCAGAAAACTCTGCAAGAATAACCGCATCAAAGCTGCAAAGTCCAAAAGAATTTCCAAAGGTTCATGCTTATATCAGAGCACTGCAAGAAGACCTTTGGAACAAATACAAGATATCTCCTGCTACACATATGCGTAGGCTCCACGAGATTGGTTTGCGTGCAGAAAATCCTTCAAGTAATGATGTAAATGACTTTGAAATGAAGCCAGATTTAAAGACTGCTTTGGCAGCAGAGATTAGTAGAGGAAAAGCAGCTGGCTATTATGAGAAGAAAGAAAAAACATCAGGAAAAGGAATTGATAATTTGACTTTGGACGAGGTGGATAACATGTTGCAACAATTACGCAAAACGGCTATCATCGACAGCCCCCCTACTGAATTGGAGGAAAGTGAATCCGAGACAGTACAAAGCAACGATAAGCTTGAACAAAGCGATCAACAAATTTCTTGAAGAAGGTTATTACGTTTTCAATAATGTTTGTGAGCAAGGACCAATTGATATTGTTGTTATCAATCCCAACAATGGTAGGGCACATTTATTTGATGTCAAAACATCTAAAGGACCAAGCACAATAGTTAATGGTAAATCCATTGGAGGAACAGGCAATAAACTCAAACCCAAACAAAAAGAAATCGGTGTCCGACTTGTCGTTGTCGAAGGAGAAGAAGTTCGTATTATTGAAACGAGAAAAACTATTATCAAAAGACAAAAAAAAGAAAGAAGGTTCCAAAATAAAGCGAGGAAAGGAATCGACTTTTTGGAAGAATGTTAGATCAATAACTCCCAACATATCTTGGACTCGTATGGAAACATATGGCACACCCGGTATCCCTGATTTACTTGGTGTTTTTGTTGATGATAAATTAAAACGAAACATTTCTTTTTGGTGCGAACTCAAGCTAACAAAAGGAAACAAACTAGACTTATCGCCCTTTCAAATTTCATGGAATATTAAGCGTTATTCTCTTTGCCAAGACAATTTTATTATGGCCAAGGGCATCGAAGAGAGGGCTATTTTCTTTTGGCCGGGGGCGCTTGTGCGTGAGCTTGTGACTAACTACAAAGAGGTTGAACCCTTGTTCGTGATCCGTCAGCCCTGGACGCATGTGCTTGAGCCTGCGAT